TAAGCTGGACAGTAGATATGCCATTCTTTCGTCTATCCACAAGGCTAAGGGTCGGGAGTGGAAGACTGACTACTGGCAAAAGTTAACGAAAATTACGCTTCCCGCGATTGGGAACTGGATCAAGAGAATAATTTATGTTACGTCGCGGTGACCAGAACATTGAGCAGACTCGTGGTAGTTGATGCTCCCATAAAAAGAAAAACCTAGGAAGCAACCAACGGCGTTACGGCTTGTTCAGTCGAATTTCTAACGCATTGAACGGTCATCTTATGTTGGTTAGGTGACAATCTATGATGAATGGCTGTTACTAACCAGTTACCACTTGTCTTTGTATCATCCACATTCAATGATTGCCCGGTGGCGGGATCAACGTCTTGAGTATAATTACCTTGATTTATATTGATCATGTCACCAACTTCTAGCCAACTTCTTCCCCATATGTCGATATCAATCTGATTCATTTCTAGGAAATTGAATGCGGGAATTCGACTCAAGGTGGAATATTTTTCATAATCATCTGGTAGATCATGAGTCAATCGATTCATGCCCGTGACGGCAATGTTCGCATCTGGAGCGATGTTGTATAGTTGTGGATTTGACGGGTCTGCTAGTGACTTTGGATATTCAGGAAGAATTGAGGTGCTACTATCAGAAGTTGCCCCAAAGTTGTAAGTATACGTATCATGATATGACCAGACGGAGGTATTCAATGTCTTCAAGAACATGTCATTATTGAAAGAGGTCTGCCCGTATGCTCTGTTCAAGAATGCTGTCAGATTGTCAACGATCTTTCGGTGTCTTAGATCGATTATTTTGATCATCATTTCTTGTGGGACGCCATTCGATTGTGAGTGATCCCAGTTGAAGTAATCGACAGGATCATCACGGAATAGTTCACCGAATGCTTGAAAGTAGTATGCTTGACTTGATTCATAGAATACGTAGTCTGCCACAGGAAATTGGGTATTACCATCGTCTCTAACTGCCATTTTTTCACACCACTTGATGCACTCGAAGGTGGACCATTGCGGGGATACGAATTTGACCTGGTTCAATTGATCTGTTTCGATTGTTGCTCCGTCTTCGGTTGTACCCTGATTCCAATACGTTGCTCCTGGACCGTTAGTATTTCCTTGAGAAGACGAATTCATAGGAACAGTCTTATCGTAGGCATCCCAGTTTTGTGCGATTGTCAGAATCTGGGCGATGATCTGCCCTGGTGTTCCCTTGAATGCTCCATTGATCGAATTTCTCACGTCTGCATATGCATCATTGGAAATGAAGTGTAGTTTGTACGTTTGCTTATTACCTGTGATCGTTCTGTCAGAGACTTTGAAGACCTTGAACACTTTTTCGACTGTATTGGTTACACCGGGGGTTCTGAAACCTAGAAAAAGAGTTTCCATTCCGATGATGGGCAATCTCGAAATCAAGTTATGTGTGTCTACGATAACCATGTTGCCGTACATCGTCGGGCTCATGATATCTTCATAGAGATTTATTTCTGGAGACAAACCCAGAAGATCGACCGTATACGCAGGATCAATCGGCACTGAACCGAAGTTGGTCAGACTGCAATATAACCAAGTAACGTCACCTCCAGCAGTTAATGTGCCAGCGGATCCCGTCGAATCATAACTGGGGGTCATATAGCGGAACTCATTTTCTTCAAGTACATATTGACAAAGGTTGCCAGATATGATGGTTGCAGGACTCTAATGACTCGCTTCTTTTCGTTAAGAATACTTTCCCATTGAAAGTTTGAGACTGCGGTAACTGGTCCAGAATATGTCGTTGCGGTACTTACATCATTAATTCCATAAGGTGCAACAATATTATTATAATCGTCAATGAGATAAACCAATGCATTTATTGAATCTCCGTATATGTCGGTACAATAATCGACTAATTCATTTTGAGAAAGACACCAATCAGAATATACATCATATATGTTATTGATAATTAGAATAACCCAGAAATAGTGTGGATTTCCATAAAGTTTATTGGAAATGTCTTCGGGTGCCTCACCGTCGAGAATGGTGTATGGACTTGTAACCGAAATGAGGTCTTTGTCCGACATGTTGAGTAGGACACGTGCTGTAATATCTCTGACGCTGAACGGAACTGTGGTGTTGCCGTCAAGCAATGGAAATATGATAGGATTGAGTGTGTCTAGGTACATATCTGATTGATTCTTATGATGTTCTGATATTTATTGGCAATAAATGTGTTGATGTGTAAAATGAACACACTACTTGAATGCATGAAGAATGCGTTGAATATTCTAAATGACCAGAATCAATCTAGTACCTCCATCTGAACTTTACGATCAGCATTTGTTCGCGGAATTTCGTGAAATCAAGATGGTGCCGAAAGCGCTGTCAAGAAGAATAAATGCACATGGATTCCATGGCGTACTTTCTCGAATTCCAAAAGAATTCACCCTAGGCAAGGGCCATGTCATGTTCTTCTATGATAAGGGCAGGTATCTTAAATTTAGATATCAAAGTATTAGGGAGGAGTTAGACCGTCGCGGTATTTGTTTCAACAGAGAGTCCAGATTGGATCCTGACTTGATATTTGAAAATCCGTTGTTCAATAAAGGATATACTCCAACAAATGGAGCACTTGATCTTATTCAAGCAAAGAACAGAGAAAAGATCGCACTCAAACCGGATTGGTACAGAATGGCAAACGGAAGATTCTTATGACAATATTATTTGTGATAATTATTATCTTGTTTATCGTAAGTCTTTATTACGATTTTCTAGATTAAAATCCTCGCGCCACGTCGTTTTTGAGCAATGGCTGGGTTTCTGAGATGGTCAGAGCCAAATCAATTTGTGCAGGTGCACCGCTATTCGCCAAGAACGAATATTGGTTATTAGGTGAATAATCCGTGTCCACACTCAGAATAACGCAGGTTGATATCTTAGGCAGCCATGCATTCTGAGTATAATTATTTCCGTTTTTGGTATACCATTCAACGTCAATATGCCCTGGGAATGTCAAGTACGTGCCTTGTGCGCCAACATCATCATATGATGGAGACGCATGGAAGCGCATCAGACGAATGATAAGATCAATCGAATATAACTCTGTCATATTTCGAGGAACGAGCGTCCAAGAGAACTGGAACTTTCTTCGTTGCATGTTATTGAACGACATGTCGTTATAGGTATTCTGAACAGACTTTGTTATCGCGTTTCCAAGACCAGTTCCTTTACTTGTCGCATTCAAACCAGCAATTGCGCCCTCTCGGGCTAACGTGCTAGTCATATTGCCAATACCAAGACCACCTTCGGAAGACTGCGTACCAAGCAGACCAATCGCGTTTGGTTCAGAATTCAACTCCGCCCAGTTTGCACCAGTATCGTACTTGATTGAGTTTGGATAGAGCATCCAGATTCCAGATGATGTACGTTCATAATTCTTTACTCCAGACTGCAAATAATCGGAGATGGTCGATCCTTTTTGACCTACCAGTTTATTCATTAACGCACCCATTTGTGCCTGTTGCAACATGTCTTGATACGCCATGTTGCCGGGCGGTACTGGTCCGCTATCTCCACCAAGCATGGACAGATAATTAACGTTCATCGAACCGCTGTTCGACTGCTGGAATACATTCGTCACTTCATCAAAGTAAATCATCATCATATTTGTCAGAGAATCTCCTTGAGGATACTGATATATGCCGTCCAGATCGGGATTTAGGTATGGGATCGTATAGTTCGCGGGATTAATCGAACTATTATACTCAACCGTAGGAGTATTTCCCTTGCCGTCAGCAGTAGGAACAGTAACAGAAGCGTTGCTGGTCCATTTGGGTTGAAGTAGTGCCATTCCGCGAATACCTTGATAAATAGTAAGATGATTGTATGGAGTATTTATGAGTAAGTTTCTACAAGGCAAGTTCAATCCTAAGCATCCTGAAAAGTATGTCGGAGACCCTAAGAATATTCAGATTAGATCGTCATATGAACTCCGAGCAATGATGTGGTTAGATGATAATCCGGCAGTCATAAAATGGGGTAGCGAAGAATTTCATATTCCCTATGTGAAACCAACTGACGGGAAAATTCACCGGTACTTCCCAGACATTGTTTTCCAATATAAAGCAGCAGACGGTTCGATTAGAAAAGTCTTGGTGGAGATAAAGCCGGAGGTTCAGACAAGACCTCCTAAACTTGCGACAACCAAGACGGGTAAAGCGAGTAGACGGTATTTGAATGAAGCAATGACATATGCCACTAACATGGCAAAATGGGAAGCGGCTCAATCGTGGTGCAAGAAGAACGGTTTTGAGTGGATGATTTGGGATGAATACGCACTAGGAATAAAGACGAGAAAATGAGTGACAACCAACTATTTGATAGAATAAAGAAGGATCCTAACTACACCAACAGAAATTCGTGGATGTGGTTTCGTGGCAAGGTGCAGACTCTCTTGGGAGGCGGCAAGATATCGTCTATGCAAATGCTTTCCATGAGTCAAGATCAACTGACTGTGCAAATTCTACCAGGAAAAATGTACGCATTTGTTTATGACCCTAAGTACAAGGAAACGCTGCCATACTACGATAACTTTCCGTTAGTACTTCCGTTTCACATGGACGCGAAACACGTATGGGCGTTGAATCTGCATTATCTACCCTATCAACATCGTCTTATTCTCTTGAATAAATTGATGCAGTTCGCGGTGCATTACAAGGAAGGCACTACGCTAAGACCTAACCCTAACAGAAAGACGAATCAAGAGGGAAGCGTGATCAGACCTAAACCTGCTAGAACAGCCACACCAACGGTAGGACCAGAGAACGTTGCACAATTAAAATTCTCGTGGAATCTAATCAGCAACTACGCAAAGTTCCCTGAGGTACAATCTGCTGTCAAGTGTTATTTGAAAGGTCGCGTAAAGTCCAGATTCATCTTGATTCCTCCTGATGACTGGGCAATCGCAGCCATGATGCCAATGGCTAACTTCAAAAAGCAATCGGAAGCAAACGTCTGGAAAGCAACGATGGATATTATCAAGGGTAGAGAATGAGCAGTTATAACGCATTTCATAATCTGATCAACAAGTTCAATCTTGCACGAGCGAATCAGTATATGGTCTTTATTGAACCTCCCTCTGCACTTGGTGCGACCTCTGATCAACTCGACCTAACAAAACTATTTTGTGAGTCCGCATCGATTCCTCCAAAGAATATGATGACTTCTCCGGTGAGAATCGAACATGCGCATTTTGAAGTTCCATACGGTATTTCTTATGACCCAGTTATCTTGAATTTCTATCTGGACGAAAAGTTCTTGATCAGAGACTTTTTCGTGAGATGGCACGATCTAGTCTATTCTGACGGTGATCATTCTCTAGGATTTTATGATAATTACGTGGGTAACGTCACGATTGCCGCGAAGGATAAATTACAACTGGGAACAATCTCCAGCGGTAATCCTGATTCGGGTTCGAACGTGGAATCATTCAACCAAAACGATAGTAATTATAGATCAATGTTGATCCAAGCATATCCAAAAACTGTTGGATCTGTTCAGTTTTCCGCAACTGGACAAGGAGAAGTCGCAACCATGCAAGTCGAATTCGTTTATCAAGAATTGGTAGAAATGCAATGACTACACTAGAACAACAAGCACCACAGACGCTTCCGGGAATTCCCACTATCGCTGGCATCTATAACACAGAAGATCCAGAATTGACTCCTCTTACCCAGGAGCAGATTCTGAACTTAATACGTAAGCAACAAGCAGACATAAACGACACATTCAACAAAGAAAAGTGAGTATAAACATGAGCATTCCAGTTCCAGTAGTTCCAAAATATGACGTAGTTCTTCCCGTTTCCAAGAAGAAAGTACAGTATCGTCCATTTCTAGTCCGTGAGGAGAAAATTCTTCTCATGGCATCCGGCAACATTCAAGAAATGGAACTTGCTGTCAAGCAGGTCCTTGAGAATTGCACGTTCAACGCAATTGACGTTGGTTCGCTGCCGATGGCAGACGTTGAGCTACTTTTCATTAAGATTCGCGCACGTAGCATTGCCGAAACGATTGATTCTACTGTCGAATGCAACAAGTGTAAAACCAAGATTGGATACACGATTGAACTTGACAAGACCGCCGTTGTCAATAACGTCACCACAAATGACGTAAAGATCGATGATAATATCATCGTGACAATGGGATATCCTACGCTTGATATGTCAATGGGGTCCGTGGGTGAACCGTTGATCGTAACCGCTGAGTTGATCCAGATGATTACCATGGGTGAAAACGTATTCGAAGGTAGAGATTTCACGACCGATCAACGGGTTGAATGGTTGAACAATCTAACAAAACACCAACTTGATAAATTGACAGAATATCTGAATACGCTTCCTAAGTTGGTGTATGATGATCATATCAAGTGCACATGCGGTAATCCCATTCATGTCCATATGGAGGGCATATCCGATTTTTTCGGACTATAGTGGACAGCCACAATGACTTAGAAAACTACATCAAGACGGTATTCAACATGCAGTATTTTCATCGTTGGTCCGTCACAGAAATCGAAAACCTAATTCCTTTTGAGTTGGACGTTTATATCGCATTACTACAGCAGCAAAAAGAAAAAGAGAAGAAGAAATGACACCCCAGCAAAATACCGTTGATGAACTGAATTTTTTAGAAGCACTCAACGAACCAAAGTTTCAGATCACGACTCCTGAGGAGATCGGGCGTCTGTTGGATATCATTTTTGACGATAGACTAAACAAGGAAATTCTTGCTATCGCCTCAATGCTTGTTTCTGCTAAGTTGGATGAATTCAAGGGATTGAAAAGGGGAAATGCTGCGGCCGCTGGCTTCATCAAAGACAAAGTGAAGGAAGCATGGAAGAAATCCGAAGAACGTTCTGGGCTACTAGGTAGATTCGTATTCGTAAAGAAGCATCCGGATCAACGATCAGAGTTTATCAAAAACGTGATTGGTAAGTACGGATTCGACCCATTAGAATTCGCTGAGGACACATTCATTCATGGTGTTATCGATGAAGATTCTGACCCAGAGACTGATGCACAACGTGACGCGGTTCTGACTAGAATTCCGTCTCCTGCTAATGATTCTGATGAAAAAGCAAAAGCGAAGGGTAAGATAGGAAGACGCAAGAGTGGTACTCCACAACCAGGCGACCCAGATTATTGTGCCAAGGATGATCACGTATGTAAGAGAAGAAGATATGCATCCAAGTTTGGTAAGAATGCGTTATCTGGTGTTGGGGGTTCAATTGCGGCTGTTGCATTGGGTCATGGTGGATTGATTGGTGGTGTAGCATCGTCAATTATTGCTCTCAAGAAATTGCGTGATTGGTCAACCACTAAGGATTCATATGATGAAGAAACTACTCCAGAAGCAACCGCTGAGAAGATTCAAGCACCCGCTGAAACTCCTGCAACAACCAATGATCAACCTGCTCCAGAGAAACCGAAGTCACTATGGCAGAAGACTAAAGATTATCTAAAGAGCCAACATGAAGACTACAAGACTGCACTGGCTAAGACCTCAGAGCAGCGGGAGAGACAGATTGAGCAGCAACTAAACACCACGACAAATAGTGCATCAAATCAATCAGTTACGAACAACGACAACTCCAGTAACGACAACTCCAGTTCCTTTTCGAATACGGTTTCGCCTATCGTAACGAACAACAATCTTCAGGTTGCATCTGAGCAAGCAAGGGAAGATCGCGTCGCACCTGCACCCATTGAGAATGCAGAGAAGAAAGTTATTCCAGAAGGAAAGGTTCTTCAGCACGTTTCTGGACACACGAGAAAGAGCGGAACCGAAGTCGATGGTTATGATCGATATGTGAAGCCAAAAAAGGCCGAGACAGAAGAAGAACGTCTGAATGAAATGGAAAACGCGGAACGTATGCATGAAACGCATACCGCAAAAGAAAATGAGCCCAACGCATTTAAAAATATAGTCGCCCCTGATACGGGTTCAGAAATCAGTCGAGAAGAAGCGATTGAAGAAAAATCCGACGAGCAAAAAAAGATGCTTGGTGTATTGACTAAGATCGAGGAAAACACTCGCAAAGACAGCAAGGGATCGTTCGGATCATCCAGTGATAAGTCTTCTGATAAAGAATCAACTGCGTCCAAAGCGGGTTCCTTGGCCAAGGAATTCGGTGAAGACATTCTAGAATATCTTGGCATGAAGAAACTGGTTGGCAAGTTCAAGGGAGCAAAGAAGACATTCGATAAAGTCAAGGGCAGATTCACTAAGCCGAAGATCAATCCTATGGAAGCAGCGAAGATTCCGAAGGGTTTGCCAGCGCGCGCGGTCGGTGGATTAGCTGCTGGCGGTGAAGCTGCCGCCGGCGCAGGAGTACTAGGTTTACTAGGTACCGCAGTTGGATCAGTAGGTGCGGGCACACTTGCTCTTGGAGTAGCGGGCGCTGGGTTGATTGGTTACGGCATTGGGGGATTGATCAACGATAATATGGATAAGGGACCCGGCAGTACGTATGATAAAATAATTAGGTCTCTCGTATCGGAAGATGATGCTAAGAAAGCGACGGCACCGGTATCAAAGAAAGAAATGGAAGCGTATCGAAACTCGCCTGAGGGCAAGGCCAAGATTGCTGCTAGAAATGCTGCAAAGACAAGCCCTGCGACTGATGTAGTAAAACCACAACCTGCTCCAACTGCTAAAACTGATCGCAGTAAAATGACGCATGTTGAGTTAGCGGATGATATTGATAAGAACAACGACGAAACCGATACGGTAACTGTAAATGGTAAAAAGGTCTCCTTGAGTTCGCCAGAAGCCGTTGCTGCTAGAAATAAACTACAAAGTCAACTATCTCAACAGACTACCCCTGCACCTAATGCCTTGGGTAATATCAGATCATCTATGTCCGACGGAACGAAGTATATCTCCAATGTAGGAGGAACTACTGGCAATACCACGATTATCAATCAAGCACCTCCAGCAGCAACCACCGGTTCGAAAGAAACGACCACGACTGATTATCCAAAATCAAGTGATTCATCATTCATGAGATACCTTGACCGTCGTTCCAACTTTGTACCCAATGGTTCATTCTAGCAGATAAATATCTAATATGGCATATTATCAAGATATAAATCAGAGCATTCTCCGTAATCCCGGGTCGCATGATATCGTCAAAAAATTTGATGTTGAGTCGGTGAAACAGTCCATTAGAAACATTCTGCTAACCGCCCCGGGCGAGAAGTTATTCAATCCGCAATTCGGCGTCAATCTGAATGCCCTCTTGTTTGAATTGATGACGCCGGCGACCAAGATACTCGCTCATAGACAAATTATTCAAGCGATTAAGTTATGGGAACCTAGAGTGAATGTTGTCTCATGTGTGGTCGATACGACTGAGACTACATTGACCGTTGACCTAGAATTTTACGTTGTTGCTGTACCAATGACTACACCAGCAACGGTTACTATCTCCATGAATAGAGTTCGTTGAAATGACACAAATACAAGTTACCTCGTTAGATTTCCCTACGATCAAGGCGAATCTTATTGCCTTCATGAAGCAGAATCCAACGTTTTCGGATTATGACTTTACAGCATCTGGCCTGAATTTCCTCACAGATGTCCTTGCGTACAACACCTCATATAATGCCGTTCTTGCTAACTTTGTGGCTAACGAATCATTTTTGGACTCTGCTGTAAAACGTTCCTCTGTTATCTCTCATGCTCTAGCCCTTGGATATCATTCTAAGGGACACGTTGGTGCTCGTGCAAAGATCAATATCACCATCAGTACAGTAAACGGCGCTTCCCTAAACAATTTCATCATTCGACGTGGTGCTCAGTTCACTTGTAATATCAATGGGCAGCCATATTCATTTGTTACCGTGAAAGACGAAACGGCTGCATTGATCGACGGCAAGTATAGTTTCTATAACGTCGAAATCGTAGAAGGCACGTATAATACGTTCTCGTGGTATGCAGGTGCGACTGGTTCATTCTATACGATTCCTAATCCAAAGGTTGACACCAGCACGATTATGGTTCAAACGTATGCTACTACTAACTCTGTGCTACCAACGAATTGGCAATTATCGACCACTTTATACGATCTAACTTCCACATCCAAGGCTTTCTTTACCCAAGAGCAAGCGGGTTACACTACCCAGATTTACTTCGGTAACGGTACGATTGGCGCGACACCTGATTCCGGTTCTGTTATCAGAATTGAATATGTAACGTGTAATGGTTCTGCTGGCAACGGCGCGAATACGTTTACACCTGTTGGAAGCATACTGAATAACAGTGACCCTAACGTGTATGCTGTAGGGTATAGTATAAGCACTGTCATTGGTTCCATGGGTGGTGTTGATCCAGAATCTGTTGACTCTATCAAGTATAACGCATCTAAACATTTCACGGTACAAAATCGTGCTGTCACCGCTTATGATTATGCATCGATTATTCGTGAGGGATTCAATAACGTTGGTGCGATCAAGGTCTGGGGCGGAGAAGATAACGTACCTCCACAATATAACTCTGTGATGATCTGCATCAAGCCAAGCACACCTTACCAAAACGTGTTGACAATCGCCGAAAAGAACGAAATCGCGTCCTCACTCAAGGGCACCAGTATCATGAATATTCGACCAGTCTTCGTTGATCCAGAATATGTGAACGTGTTGGTCAATACTAGCGTAACATATAATCCGTCTGCACTACCACAGGGGGCTAATCTAACCTCTTCGATTGCCCAAGCAATTACGAATTATTCGACTACCCAACTTGAACAGTTCAATAATACTCTAGCCTATTCTACCTTGGTTGGTGTTATCAATAATGCATCATCAGCTATCACTAGTAACCTAACGAGTATATCACTGTATAAGACAATCGCGCCTCAATTGGGTAAGAGTATGACATATCAAATCAGTTTCATGAACGGATTATTAAATACCGACGGATACATTTCGTCTAGCTCATTCACTGTTATCGGTGTTCAGAATCTGGTTACGCTTGAGAATCGCGGTTCTGATATGGTTCTAGTCTCCGTGGATTATGTTGGCAAGAAGACTGTAATGAGTACCGTTGGAACGATTGATTACGTCAACGGATTCATTACGTTGAATGCAATCAACATTACATCGTTCACTAACGTCAACGGCGGAATTCAAATCAATGCAACTCCGTTGGTCAATGACGTTCAATCACAACAAAATAACGTAATTAGAATCAACACACAAGACGTAAACGTTTCACTTATCTCCGGAAACTAATTCCCATGACGCTATCCGTAAGACCAAAAGTTTCTACGCTTGTCAAATATCAAGTTCCTGAGGCATTCAGAGACAATAATCCGAACTTTGCCGAGTTCCTAGAACAGTATTATCGGTTTATGGATCAGAATACTGGAGCAGAGAGTTTCATTAGAGGTCTGCCTAATGAATTCGATCCAGACTCCGCGGATGAACAGTTTATTGCTATGATGAAGAAGCACGTATTCCCATACGTGTTGAATAACGTTTCGCCTATTATCTCCGATGCTGAACTGATTAAGTTCATCCGTGAGTTATACTTGATGAAGGGCACAGAGCCATCGTTCAAATACGTATTCGAGGTTCTATTCAACACCAAGGCGGAACTTGATTATGGTAGAAAATACGTTTTTAGATCATCAGACAACGACTACAATAATCTGTCATATATCATTCTGAATGATCCGAACAATAACAGTATTTTGTTCTCCTTGTTGGGTAAGACGCTTGAGCAGAGTCAATCATCCGCGGTTGTCGAAGACGTTCAACTGTATAATACAGGTATCACTGCCGGAAACTATACGGGCAATTTCGTAGAAGGAACCAATGTCATTTACAATGCGACCTCTGATGAATATACTATAGATGGTTACATTGATTCTGGATTCTCGATTGGTACGCTAAATGTCTCCGTGGGTGATATTGTTATCGCCCCTACTTGGTTGATTCCTGCTGACACTATCGTTATTGCCGTTCAGGGTAATACGATCACACTATCAAATACTGTGCTAATGACACCCTCATCTAGGGTATCGTTTAGCACGTCAAAGTCGTATTACAAATGCATTCTGAACACAGAATCCATCATCAATACGTTCGATGATAGGCTGCCAATTTATGCTTCATTCTTGGGTGTTCCGACCGCATTCAACATCATATCGATAATCACAAATACCGTGGTGACTGATTCTGGTGCGTTGTACTCACCTGGTCAGAAACTGAGTATAATTGGTGGTTCAGGAACAAACCTTGATCTAGAGGTGCATCAAGTATCTGCTGGATCGATTGATGGTGTCAACATTGCGGTAACAGGTTCCGGATATAGCGTCGGAGACAAGATCACGTTCACCCCCTCTGTTGACGAATTAGTGGTGCCTGCCGAGGCGACTGTTACCGCTGTTGATGGATTCGGATGTGAAGTGTCCACGCTAATGAATATTGACACAATCACGATTAGTGATCCTGGTTGGAACTATCAGGTCGGCGATCACGTTAACCTTGATATCTACGATCATACTGGGCTACCAGTGACTGCTACCGTTGCGGCTGTTTCTTCCGGGCAATTGACCAACGTTAGAGTAACTTCCGGGGGTCATGGATACCAATACGCCCGCGCCTTATTCTATATCGATTCGACACATTATTACACCACGTCTTGCGTATTGGACGGCACGGCCATAAAGTCTGTAGCAATACCAAGCACTTCGATTACCGCGACTCCAACGCTTTACATCAATGGCTCCGGTGCATCAGGAAACATGACTGTTTCTGGATCAACAATTACGTGGAGCATTACCTCTGGTGGATTCAATTACGCTGATCCCGTTCTATCCTTGTCTGTTACCGGAGTAACTCCACAATTTAACTTCACGTCGAATGCCAAGGGAACGATTACCGATATCACTACGTCCGGAGCATTCTCTATTCCTAACGGAACCTATCCGTTCACAGTAGTAGAACGATATGGCTCGGGTGCAGATGTTATCCCTGAAATGGGTGGAAGATTGACGGGAATAACCGTAACAGGTACTCCGCTACTGAGTTCCGGCAAACAAACATCATATCTAACATCAACTTCCGGTGTTGGTGTTCAGGGTGCGTTGAATATGACGTATAAGTTCCATTCTGTTGGTGTTACCTCACCTGGGCGTGGATATGATACACCAACGCTGTCCGTCGTTGGTGGCACTGGCGCTGGATTGAAACTGCGTTTTGCTGTTGATGTTACAGGAGCAATCACTGGAGTCTATGTCGATAACTCGGGTTCTGGATATCCGCGATCATCAACGATCACGCTTACTGATCCAGCAGGGTCAAGCGGCAGTCTATCGCTAAACATAAACGATTATGGGCAAGTCACTTCCGTGAATGTTGCCGCATCCGGCACAGGATACTCCGAAAACAGTTCATTCTCTGTGACCACTGGGCAACTACCTCTGGTTGCAACCGTCAATTCTCTTAATGGTTCGATTACATCTATATCAATATCAAACAATGGCGATTATTATACTAGCGTTCCTACTGTCTCTGTTGTGGACGATACTCCTGGTTCATATCTCGTAAACAACTGTCAACTAGCACAGGGTTCTACGTTAGTGTCCACAACCAACTCGTTCTCAATGGTAAAGCCTGGGCATGAGGTATTCTATATCTCTGGAGGCAGTGTCCTGTTTTATGCTACGGTTGTTTCTGTTACCGATAGTCAGAATATCGTTATTGATACACCCGCGTATGATAACGCTTGGTCTAACGTACAACTAGAATTCACTGTTCAACGTGGCAAGATTTCACAGGTGACTGTGACGAATCCTGGGCTTGGATATCATTATCTACCTCTTGTAACTGCGCCCGCTATTCCGTCAACAAGCGTTGCGGGTACACCGACGTATCGCAGACAAGCGAAATTGACTGCGTTGAGTTCAAGCATCGGCGGTATCCTATCGGTAAAGATCGTTGATTCTGGCGTGAACTATGAAGAAACTCCTATACTTGCGACTCCTATATCAGGTATAACAAATGAACTTGTTCAACAATTTCAACTGGGTGAACTGGTTTTTGATAGTAACTGGTCTTATACTGATACAACTAACTACTCTGACGGTCCTCATGCTCGTGTATATGCATTTGACGGAGCTAAAAATCTTCTTCAACTGGATAATGCAACGGATCAGTTCGATCTTTTCACAGAAAACAACATCGAAATAGTAGCTGAGGACGGTTCACTGATTATCCATGAACAGAGTTTCCCATTTGATACGAATACGATAATGAATGGGCAAAACTCTAACGCAACTGGAATGTTCCTGGTTATTCAACGCGGCAGCACCATCGCTCAAGCGGATGCTGTATGCTTCTCCAAGGAAGACTTCCAAAATAACTCAGGTATGTTGAGTGATCCAGCGATCAAACTGCATGATGGTAAGCGTATTCAGGATTATTCATATTACGTAAAGACATTCGAACAGATTGTGAACGGTCAAAAGAACGGCATGCAACTGCGCGACTATAAGGGCACGTTGACACAAATCGTTCACCCCGCTGGTTATAAGATGTGCGGTGACGTAATGTTGGAAGACTTCCAGAAGATCATATTCAACCTATTCCGGAAATACGATAAGAACGGTAACGCTGTTGGTACTGGTATCATTCTGTCATTTGTGTTGGATACGATGATGATGTTTACTGCAACTAACTATAACGCATTGAATTCAAACGGCAATCTGCTGCGTAGACAATTTGAAATCATTCTGGAGCATTACGTTTCTGTTATCAATTCTGTTGATATGAACGAAGTTGGTGTATATGGGCAATTTAAGCGACATATGATCGAATTGATGAGGTCTATGGCAGTCACGTTCGCTCCAACGCGATCAACGACACACGGCACTGGAATAAACATCTATCTTGATATTCTGTATCCGTTTGGGTTTAAACCAAGTGAACTAGAACGTGCCAAGTACAAGTTTAAACCTTATGCTGGTATGGCTGAACAGATGGATGTTCTTTCTCTGTGGACTGGATTCTCTTACGTGAACGATATCAATTATTATGGCGCAAACTCAACGTATTGGAACTATCCAAACACAACGATTGGTAATTTCAAGTACGTAACGATTAATGAGATAATAAATAATCACTGGGCCAATCATAATAATCAAGCATACGTTCTTGACTCATACATGACAATCGCCAAACTATAAGGTAAAGAATGACAATTACATATCGTCAATCAAAAGGTTCTCCGCTATCATTCGCTGAAATGGACGAGAATCTTACGGAGCTGGCCGCGGGCATTCTACATTGGGCAGTGAAAACTGGCGCAGTAACTGCGACTCATACGGATCAAATTGTGGCTGACGTAACGTCCGGTTCATTCACGATTACGCTTCCGGCAGCCCCAACGAATAATCAATGGGTATCTGTCATGCTTTGGTTGGGTGGCACTACAAATACAGTAACCATCGATCCTGGTTCTGTAAAAATCATGGGTATAAACAGTACCTTTGGCATGAGCACTGGAAATGCGGTCGTTACGTTAGTTTATATCGATTCAACTAAGGGATGGATTATCGCATGAGTCATAAAATAGAAGAATTTTTTAGAACGAGTTCCAGCGGCGGTGGAACAACTATGGGTGGTTCTGCGGGCATTGATATTGGTGGAATTATGTTTTCTCCTATCAACGATACTTACTTGATTATAGGCGATAGGGAATATCTAAAGGTGGGAAGTCTCGTTGAGGATGATGGGGTTCGTATGTTGGAAAAAGAAACAATAATTGGCTCTGGTAGAGCATCACAAATACTCTCAACCAGAGCATAAATACTAAGATATAAACAAGGAGTTTTACACAATGAGTGCCATTATTACAAACAAATTTAGAGTGAAGAATGCTTCTTCATTCATCGGCTCTACTGATTCATACTACATGTTCATCGGAAAGCCCGCCACATGGACCAGTGACTATGCTCCTGATACTCCTGTTGATAATATTGACAACGAAGCACAAATATGGAATGACATGATGGCTATGAAGAAGATCGATTCTTCAAACATGTCTCATGGTATCACTAAGCGCATGTGGACCTCCGGTCAATTCTATGACATTTATCGTCATGATTATGGTTCAGTTGGCGTCACGGGTCTTGATATCAACACAGGAGCAGCAACTACTCCGGCTACTCTGTTCGATACAAATTATTTTGTCGTTGATGGTGACTTTTCAATATGGATTTGTATAGCTAATCCTCATGGTGTTGCTAGTACAGTTGACCCTAGCACCATGACTCTAAATTCGACCACAAAATTAACGTCAGGTTCAGCCGACGGTTACGTTTGGAAAAAGATCGCTGTTACTTCTGTGTCAGATATAATCAACTTTTCAACCTCTGATTTTCATCCAGTAAAAACTCTAACATCTGCTCCTATTGCTGGTGATGTATATTATGAACAGTGGGGACTTCAAACAAGTTCTGCGGCAAATGCTGGTGCAATATTCAATGTGGTAATTAATACTGCTGGTTCAGGATATGGTGCTAACCTATCAGGAAGCACGACCATTGCGAGCATCGTTGGTGATGGTACCGGAGCAACTGTTTCTGTTGACACCAACGGTTCTGGTGCGATTACTGCAATTAACGTAACCAACGTAGGCTCAGGATACACCTGGGCAAATGTCGTGTTGGGCGGTACCGGTACGCTTGCTACTGCAACCGCGATCATGACTCCTCTACTGGGTCTTGGTGCTGACCCAATCAATGATCTATGCGCTTCCAACGTTATCGTAAACGTGAAGTTCCAATATGCAGATGGCAACGTGTTCACTGTACAAAATGATTATCGGCGCGTCGGGCTGGTTGTGAATCCTCTCCAATACGGTTCTTCAATTCTGTTGTCTTCCGCTGCCGCAACAACCATGACTACGATCAAGGTTACTGGCACCGTTGCGTTCCAGCCCGAGATGGTTGTGAAAGACTCGACGACCAATGCATATGGTTTTGTTGTTGACGTAACCGCAGGAACGGGTGGCGATGCAGATAAGACTATCGTTCGCGTAGTAAGAACCCGTACCGAAAATGCTCTCGTTGGAGCCAATGCTAATGCATCATTCGGTGTTGGTAATACATTGACTGCCGTTTCTGGTGGTGTTGCCTCTGGTGTGATTGCTACCGCTGGTGTCGTATCTTCTGACGTTCAACCATACAGTGGTACATTGTGCTATGTTGAAAATCGTCGCCCAGTTATGCGTAGCGTTGACCAAGTCGAAAGCATCTCCGTAGTCTTTGAATGGTAATAGCCAAGCGGGAGAACATAGGTTCTCCCTGCTAAATATTATCATAGTAACACCCATATAAAATCAGGAAATTCATGACCACGAACTTCAATTTAAGTCCTTATTTCGATGACTTTGCAGACTCAAACAACTACTATAAGGTACTGTTTCAGCCTTCGCGCCCTGTTCAAACTAGAGAACTAAACCAACTACAATCCATTCTACAGAATCAAATTGCCAAGAACGGCGATTTCATGTTCAAGAATGGAGCGATGATCGTTCCTGGCCAAATATTCTTCGATAATACAGTCACTTATATCACTGTAAACTCAGTAAACGGAGTCGGTGTTTCTGCTGACGTTCAATTGTCTTCTGCTGTTGGTAAGACTCTATCGAACGGTTCAACTACCACAGCAATCGTTGTGTTTACGGAAGCAAGCACTGATGCTGATCTAACCACGTTGTTCATTCGTTATACAGGTGGTAACGGTACGTTCTCTGCTGGCGATACGTTAACAGCTACTGATTCGTCTGTTTCGTTCACCGTGTCCGCTGGAACCTCCGCTGTTCCTTATACAGGAACAGGTTCTATCGTTACGATCAATGATGGTGTCTACTACGTAAACGGAAACTTTGTCAACGTTTCCAAGCAAACTATTTCGCTTGACAAATATTCTAATACTCCTACGTGGACAGTCGGTCTGAACGTAGTTGAGACAATCGTTACCGCTAACGATGATTCAAGTCTATATGATAATGCTCTTGGATATCCCAACTACGGTGCACCTGGCGCAGACCGTTACAAGATCATGCTAACACTGGGTAAGAAGGATTACTCAACGACTCGGGTTACCGGTTCCGATCTTCAGTTTATCGACCTTCTTCAAGTTCAGAATGGTGTTATTACCTTTGAAGTAGATGACACCGCATTCGCATCGTTTGAACGTATGATGGCAACCCGCACGTATGATGAAGCGGGAGACTTCTTGGTGAATCCGGTTACGTTCTCTGTGACGGACTATCGTTCGAACAATCGTGGAAACTGGGCATCGAATACAGCATACCTCGTTGGTGACGTAGTAAAGACTGTGGATGGATCATACTGGGAAGCAAACTCGTCTGGTGTTTCAAGTACAACAGAGCCGACCACTCTAACGAATACCCAATGGGCTGTTACCGATGGCGACGTAAATTGGGCGTATACGAATACTCCAGTTTATAACAACGGTATCAACGTTGATGGTAACACGGTTACCCTTGATACGATGCTTGCTAACGATCAACAAATGGTATACAAGGTGTCTCCAGGTTCTGGTTACATCAAGGGATTCCGTGTTGTCAAGCAAGGTCCATCATTCGATGCAACAAGCAAAGCAACTGATCATGTTTATCAACCAGCAGAAATCGTTTCGATCAACGCTGGTAGCAACATGCAGGTCACAAACGTATCTGGTATACCAGACATTCACACGTATGAACTACTAAATGTCTATTATACCCAACAAACGGAAACCTGGGCTTCCTTGAAGCGCACCGCAGTTGGTACATGCAACATCGTTGGCGGTGTCATTGTAAACTCAAGTATTCAACTAACAGACTATGGTTTCGGTTACGATCCACAGAATCCTCCTACCGTAACGATTACCTCTGGCTCACCATCGACTGCTGCCACGTTCAAGGTCAACATGAGTCTGGACGGGCAGATTCAATCAATCGTGGCAGTAAATGCCGGCGCAGGCTACACAAACGGAACTGGTCTTTCTCTAACGATTGATGCACCTGGCGCAAATGCTCCCGTTATCGGAACATGTCGTGTTCGCTCAATGGAATATTCACAAGGAACAATCGGTATCAGTTCATGTGTATATGACGTTCAGGTATTTGATGTGAATCTGAACCCTGGTTATAACTTCCAAGAACATGCATTCTCCCTACAAAACGCATCTGGTTCGTTCAAGTGTGATATCAACCGCACTTACACAACGCTTCTTGGTACGGTAAGCATTACGTCCGGTTCGAAGTCTGTTTCTGGTGTGGGTACAAACTTCATGGCTTCCCTGAATCCTGGGCAGTTGATTCGGATCGGCGGTGCATATTACAATCGTGTTGGTATTGACAATTACTCTAACGTAGCATTCACATCAAGCAACAACTTTACCGCCAGTCTTTCAAATACTCTGATTGAATTGGTGACGAACAGTTTTGTCTCGACAGGCGCATTGATTCAATCGATGCCTAAGCCATTCGTGCGTAGTCTTCGTGCGGCTGATGATGCAACCTCTACGATGCAATATACCATAGTTCGTCATTACACGACCACAGTAACGTCAAATAACGCAACGATCACGCTATCGGTTCCAGGCGAAACGTTCACGAATCCTTTGACTACCGGAAACTATCTGGTTGCGATTCAGAATGGTGCAATCTACACGACCGCACAATACACCGTCACACGCACTTCAGACACACAAATAACAATCAACATTCCATCGTTGTCAAGTGGCACGATTGAAGTTCTGACAAAGATTACTAAGAACGTCGGAGCGTCTAAGGAGAAGCAAAAGACTCTCAAGATTGGTACCTTGTCAATTACTAACGTGAGTCAGGTTGCTGCTTCTACGATTACCCTACCTAACGCAGATATCTACCGTATCGTCAAGATCATGCAGTCAAACGGTATCGGTACCGTAACAGGTGGAAACTACCCGGCTTTCGTTGCCGCTAATGCAACCGATCTAACGAATAACTACACGGTGTTTAACGGGCAAAATTCGTTCTACTACGATCTAGGTTCTATCACGTTGAACAAGGGAGCACAAGCACCTAACAATACGTTGATGATCGTATATGAGTATTTCCAACATTCAGCGGGAGATTACTGTTCTGTTAACTCATATGGCAATCTTCCATATGAAAAGTTGACTCCGATGCAAACGAATACAATTGACTTCCGCCCAGTAAACGGAACAACCGATTTCACTACCGGGCAGATTACCGAACCTCTTGTTTACGGTTCAGATTTTGTGACCGACTATTCATACTATCTACCTCGTGCAGACTTGTTAGAGTTGAAGTCTGACGGTTCTATCGTTGTTCTAAACGGAACATCTGGATATGATCTAGTTACTCCTTCGGCTGATGCTGATGCCATGGGAATTGCAACCGCGGTTGTTGCTCCTGGTAATATTGATATCAACATCAACACTGTTCAGATTACTCCAATCGGGACAAAGCGTTACACGATGAAGGATGTTGGTTCTCTTGATCAACGTATCTCCGATCTTGAGTATTACACTCAACTGTCCGTGCTTGAGTCACAAACTTTGAATACCAATGTTACCGACCAAAACGGGCTAGATCGATACAAAGCAGGTATCTTGGTTGATTCCTTAACGAATAACCCTGATTCTGCTGTTGACTCAACGAATCCGGATCATAACTGTACTGTAGACTATACAAAGGGTATTGGTCGTGCTTCTGTTGACGTAAAGAACATCAACATGAACGAGTTCTTTACCGTTGATTCACAACGTTTGACAAACAATTACCAACGTACAGGTAACACAATCACACTACCATACACGAATCAAGTTGCCATTAGTCAAGTCAACGGCAACGCACATTCATTCGTTAACCCGTTTCAGATTATTTCGTACAACGGTTTCGCAACGCTTTATCCTAACAATGACGTATGGGTTGACCAAACTGTTATCTCCAACAATACAGTTTATTCATCAACCTCTGCATATAATGCAGCTATCGCTGCCGGGCACACCAGCGGAACATGGGACTCATGGACTGTCAACTATCAATCCTATCTAACTGGATATCAGAATCGTTGGTTGAAAGGAGTCACAAGTGGTTCATTTACGTCTTCCGGTCTTTCTGGTAACACAGGCACAGTAACGCTGTTTGCCGGGCAAGCGAATGCGGGTGGAGGTTCATCGAGTTCAAATAACTGGCTGACTGCTGCAAATGCTCAACTATATGCAGCCAACGGTTTGCAACTCGGAACAATGATCGGTAATCAAGGTGGTAACACTGCTGTCTTTTCTCCTTGGGGGGATGGCGCATCACAATACATTTACAACTTCCAAGGCACGAATACTCGGTATTCTCTGACACAAAACGTATCTACCTCAACCAATGTTGTCAATGAAGTTCCTCTAGGATACACACGTACCCGCCCAATCTTCTTCAAGATTGAGGGATGCATGCCTAACACCACGATGAACACGATTACGTTTGGTAATACCACGTTACCGATCGATCAGTCTGGTGATATCGAACTCGCAATGACCGTTAGAATTCCGGGAATTGCTCCAATTTCATCACTAAGAACGTTCTATGATACAAGCGTAGTCTCCGATGCGGAAAAGATAAATCAAGCGTCTGGACGCACTGTGTCTACTAGCGTCCTCCAGAAATACACTGACAATTCACCTCTGACGACCATCGTTTGGGACAAGGGCGGATACGTAACCAACAACTATGGCGGTACTGCTGTTCTAGGTGACGTTGTTCAATATAGCAATTACTATGAATTGGAGTGTGTGAACGCTCAAGGTACATGGAATACCAGTTGTTATGTCGCATCTGATGGATACAATCTAGGATATCCGACGGCTGTTGTCGCAGGCGCTGTGTCGCATACGATTACGTTGAATGCATCCGGTCGCGGTTTCGGTGTGTTCTATCCAATCTGCAACAAGACGAAGCGTTTCCCATCTGGAACAAATAAACTGACGTTCTCTAACAATACAAATCCGCTTGATGCAACTTCTACAGCCTCAGCCACGTATTATGCAAGCGGATTGTCACAACAAGTCAATCAGACAACCAACGTAACGAATGACGTAACAAGTCAAGTCATTGGTTATAACTACTTCAGTGAAACTGTCGATTATCATGAACCAATCGCACAGACTTTCTTGATCGACAAGTCTGTTGATACCGGTTATTACATCACAGGTATTGACTTATTCGTGGCTGTCTCTGATTCAAATACCCCATTGATCGTGAATATTGCAACTGCTCTGAATGGTTATCCAACTCAGAATTATATCGCAACCAAGGTAGTTTACTCGAGGCAAGTTATTGCTAACGCAACGACTCCTGCGGCTTCATATATCGCATTTGATAATCCTGTGTTCTTGGCATCCGGTCAAGAATATGCGTTGGTTCTAACGGCCGCACAGAGCATCGTGTGGAAGACATGGGTGAATGATCTTACGATTCCTGGTTCCGTGAACAGTAACACAACTCCTTCGATTGGTTCATTCTTCGAATCACAAAACAGTTCAACATGGACTGCCGATCAAACTAAGGACCTAACGTTCAATCTATATCGGGCAAAGTTCAAAACAGCTTATCCTGCTGATGTTACATACGTGAACAACGCATTGACTCCGATTCTATTGGCGTTGAATCCTCTTTACAGTATCTCTGGTTCAAGCATTGTTCGTGTACGTCAACCATCGCATGGTTTTACTATTGGTGACAAGGTTACAATGTCTTCATTCTTGCCTGGTTCGTTTACTACTCTAGGAAGTTCTGCCGTAACAAAGACCTTGACTGTTATCGATACCAAGTATGATTCGTATCTAGTCGATTTCTCTGAGATAGCTGGTGGCACAGCAACATATACGGGCTACTTTGGTGGTTCTGCCGTGACAGCCACTACTCAGATTCAATTCTCGACAGTGATGCCAAGTGTTGACGTTCAATCGTTCTCTGGCACAGATTACACAATTGGAATGACTCCAGTTTCATACGTAATGACTCCGACAAAGCAACTAACGGCTCAAGCAGAAGTTATTGCAATCAACAATCAGACCGTTGAACTAACAGAATCATGTATCGTTCTCGCTCCTGCTAACGAGGTCGCTTCTTCATCTTACGCTGGCGGCAAGTCATTTAATCTTCGCGTTACCATGACAAGTACCAAGGATAATCTATCTCCTGCACTGAGAGTGGATCGTGCCAATCTTGTTCTTGTTCGTAACAGAATTAATAGCCCTTCTTACGTATCCTCTGCGGCTGAGCAAGATCATGGTTTCGATGATATAACGTTGTTGACAACACAGACGGTAACGTATGATTATAATCAAGCAGCGCCATCAAACAGTTCTATTACTATATCCGCCGGATTCGACGCTAATCTGTTTAGCAACGTTGCCGTGGGCAAGTACATTGTCACAACTGGTGGCACTACTGCTAACGTGAACCGCGCATTCTTGATCAACAACGTGACAAATAACGGAACGAGCATGATCATTGGTGTTGATGGTACTCAAGTTATCAACACAAGTACAGGACTTGTTGTCTCGAACTTCACGGATGAACTGGCTGCCGGAGGCAAAACAACAACTCTGGTTCTCAAGAATGCGTTGAGTCTAGATGTTGCTCCGTATTACTCAAGTACCCTAAGCAACTACGTTTCTGCGCCAATGACGCTATCTGTTCCTTCTACTGGAGTTCGCGTTACATTGGATATCAACAACCCAGTTGGAACGTACCTTGAAGTCTACTATCGCGGGGTTCAACAAAATGGATTCAATTTCTTGAGCCAGACTCCTTGGGTGAGAATTTCAGATCCTGCGATAAGTAACACCAACGATCTTCTGACGTTCAAGGAAACGACCTGGGAAGTTTCTAGCGTACCTTCATTTGACAAAGTTCAAATCAAGATCGCCCTGAAAGCGGATGTCGATTCGAATACCCCCAAGTTCAAGAACGTTAGAGTGATGGCACTAGCATGATACCTGTAAAAGACAATCCAAATTGGTTTCGTGATGCCTCCGGCGCAATCGTCAATCATGATAAGAATACGTACATGGCTTATCAAGAGAAAAGACAGATTTCGGCCGCTAACATAGACAGAATTGATCGCTTGGAAGTTGGTTTTGCAGAGATAAATAATAAGATGAATCAACTCATTTCACTCTTATCAGGTAGCAAGCAATGACCGATTTCGTAACAGTCCAAAGAACAGACACATTCGACACGTGGAGAGCGCAAACAAACGTTCTTGGCACAAACGTCGGAGCAATGTCTGGATTGAGCGGTGCGTTTTCTGGGCATAATTCTAACCTTGTTACCGCCATGAACTATCTTCAAACGTCCACTGGTGTTTCTGCCGGAGGTATTGAACAACAAACTGCTAGTTCCAGTCAGACGGTATTCACTTTAACAACTCTGTCATATTCGGTTGGCACTGGTTCATTGAAGGTCTATATTGATGGTATTCGTCAGTTCCCAGGAACATACACGGAAACCAATAGTACCACGGTAACGTTCTCTGCTGGTTTGTCTGCTGCTTCTGTTGCAGCGTTTGAAGTTGCCGGTTTGCAGCCGATGGAGTTCAATGCGAACGCATTATCTGGAGCTACTCTAGCATCAAGCGTTGTTACATCAAGTCTAACGACCGTTGGAACGATTGGTACCGGTGTATGGCAAGGTTCTGTTGTCGCAGGTCAATACGGCGGCACCGGTGTAGCAAACACGGGCAAGACGATCACTCTAGGCGGTAATCTTACAACGTCTGGAGCATTCGCAACCACATTGACGATTACCGCTGCAACCAACGTCACGTTGCCGACAAGCGGAACACTAGCTACAACTGGACAACAATTCTACATTGGAACGACCGCGATCGCAATCAATCAAGGTTCGGGAACGGTTACCCTTCCTAACGCGGCGTTAACTAATAGTTCTGTTACGATTGGTTCGACTGCTGTTTCACTCGGTTCGACAGTCACCGCATTCTCAGGATTGACTACATTGAGAATGTCTGGCCAGTTGACAAGCACTCTAGCTACAGGAACTGCTCCATTTGTGGTTGCTTCAACAACCAACGTAGCCAATTTGAATGCATCAAGTTTAAAAGGTGCGACATTTGCTGCTCCCGGCGCGATTGGAAGTGCCACCCCAGCGTCAGGAACATTTACTACACTAACCGCGACAGCGGCAGGAACATTTACTGCACTAACCGCAACTGGTGCGTCAACAATCGAAGGATATACCACAAGAATTATCAGTACGACCACAACAGCCACGGCTGGCACAACGTATGTAGCTACGGCTTCACTTGCATTCACGTTGCCGGCTTCGCCTGCTGCTGGTGATGTTGTTGGTTTCGTCAACGCATCAGCAACGACTACATGCACGATTAATCCGGGATCAAATTATATTATGGGGGTATCTGGAACAATGACAGTCGATTCTCTAAACGCGAATTTCAATCTGCAATATTCTGGCAACAGGACGGCTCCG